TCAGGGTTGAAACTTATTCCGAATTTCTCGATGCGAGCAATCTGAGTCCCCAGTACCTCGGGCACAGACGTGATTGCACCACCCGCAGCGGAATCAGAGAGCAGATTCTTACCAGCCAGTACATAGGAAATCTTGTCTTCTTGCAGTGTAAGGATATCGGTCTCGCGTCCGTCAATCAGCATGACCGGGCCGAACGAGTCCTCCAAGGCCTTGAAGTTGAGCAAGCCCATGTTGAATGCGTTCAGCCTGTTGACGTTGCTCTCGTCGTTGTAGACTCCGGAATACGTCAGGTCTGCGAACCGGTCGGCCTCCTTGTAGTCCTGAGCAGCTACCGATGTCACCCGGTTGCCGAGATTGAAGGTCTTGCCGACCACGGAGTCCCGGACCTTGTACGATTCGGCTCCGTTGCCAAAGGCGTAGCAGTTGAAGAACTCCGTTGACAGGATTGCCGGCTGCGCTCCTGTCTGGTCCTGCTCATCATCTTTCCCGTTGGACAAGTGGTATCCTGTGGCCGTGTCAATCGGGAACGAAACATGGTTCTCGAAAAACACGTCTGGGAGCGTGTCTGATGGCTCAGTTTCAAAAATCAAGGTGTTGTCAGCCCTGAAGACAGATATGCTCACCTTGAGGTTGGAATTGCCCGCCTTGGACACTCCGCAGGCGATTGTGCCGCTGATGTTAAGAGCAAGCAGTTCGCTGTACGGGTTACCCGGAGCGGTATTGTCTCGTACGAATTGATACTTGTTATTACAAAGGTCAGCAAGGGTAGTTGTTCCTGTTATCCCGCCGATTGCACCCGTAAAAAGTACGGGATTGTATGTGTTTCCTATTGAACATCCAGTGCCTCCTACCTCCTCAAAACCATCGTTCAGGATTTGGTCGATATTGTCCCCGTCAAACCAATCCTTAAAGTTGTTGTAGTTTGATGTCGAAACAAGTGTCTTAGTGAGCTTGTAATATCTTTTCTCACAGTTACCTGTTCCGCTGCTTGCTCCTCTCCTATCGAACTCGAAGTCAAAAATGATTCGGCTTCCCGCCGGGATATCGTAGTCTATCCATTTTCCAAGTGTGCTGTCATATCTTCCAAGCGGATAGTTTACAAATGGACCCCGGTTGTTTTTCTTCGATGTCGCACTCTTTGTCCCGTAGTTGATGTACGAGAGTTCGTCAACAATAAGAGACAGCGCATTCGGGTTCACCTTCATGTACACGCCAGACGGGACATTCACATCCACGTTGGGGTCGAGTGTGCTCGGGATTGTAAGGAAACCCTCCTCTTTTGCTTCTTTTTCGAGAACCGTGACGTATTTGCAGTTGATGCCCGGGCCGGAGCTGTCGGCCTTCACAATAAGCCTGTCACCAGTCTCTACCTTCCTTGCATTCTCACCCTCGAGCAAGATGTAGGCAGCGGCAGTGGCGGGGTCCAAGAAGAAGATGTTGGCGTAAATAGTCTCGTAGTTTTCCCTGTCGGCCTTGAGCACAAACTTGTACCGGGTAGCCCACTCAGGAGCAATCTGGGTGATTGGAATCGTGACCCAGATGCTGTTCTTTTGGTTGCTGTAGGAGCACGGAACGTGGACCGTGTTGTTGTTGCTCACGAGTGCCGTGGATGCCCTGTTGAACTCGTCCATGTAGACGATGCCAACCTCATACCCCCTGTTGCTGTGCAGGCTCTTCACGTTCGAGATGTTTACGAACGTGGCATCTGCACTCACGATATTGCAGAACTCATACACCTCGTACTGAACCGGGGTGTATGTTGCTGGGTCCTCGACGTAGTGCATTGCCGGGATTTGAAACCCGATGACATTGCTGCCGATTGATGCAGAAATTGCGATTGGCTGTCCTCCACCCGATATTCCGCTCCTGTATTTGAATACCGGGGGGCTTGGTGACGGGGCGGGGTTTCCTGCTTGTGCGTTTGGCATGGCGCAGTTATACACGTCCGTGAACGTGGAGCCGTCGCATGATGTTGGTCCAATAGAAGCCCACACCGGCAAGATTGTTCCAGCTGTTCCAACAGCATCGGTAAACTCGGTGCTTGTCGCCAAGTCGTAAACGGTGGCGTAGTCTCTCGGCAAAACGAACGACCAGCTCACGTCTACATCCTGAGTCTTTGTGCTTGGGTATGGCGTGTTCCCGACGTATTTCACGTTCGAGACCGACATGTTGATGTTGATGACAGCCCCGGCAACAAGGTCGCCTGCAACCGAAGTCAAGTCAATCTCCAAGATGCTGTCAGCAATGGTCTCGATGCTTCCGAGGATGTAATTCCCGTCAATCGTTCCGTCGTAGACATCTGTGTTGTTGATGAGTTCACTTTTAAGTGAAGCGACGTAGTCGAGCCTGACATCGTTGCCGTTCTTGTCAATGATGTCGTACCCCTCGACGTAGTTCCCGTACACGAGCCTGTTGCCCATGATTGTCTGGGCCTTGGCAAACCGGGGCACGTTGTCGTACAACCTGAGAAGCTCAGCCTCCGGGAGAACCGTGAAAATCTTTGAGTTGGTGAACGTGTAGGTCTGGTTCACGTTGTCGGCATAGCCCATCGTGGCCTTGTCCAGCTTCTCAATCACCTTGATGGTGTTGTTCCCGGCCTCCTTGAACAAGAGGTCGATACCAACCACCAGCGGCCCGCCAGTGTTGAACGTGATGATGACAGAGTTGCTCGTGTTCACCATGCCCTCGTTCAGGAAGCTCTCGACGCTAAAACTGAATACTCCCGGGTTGAACGCAGGCTCAGAGAACTGGGACGTTGCAGAGTACTCGTTGTCTGCGTACCTGTACCTGTAGCCGAAGCAGATGAACCGCTCCTCCATGAAGTTCTCCTCGCTTCCGGTGTTCACCGGAAGAATCTCCGGAGATGTCACCGGAGGCTTCTTGATGACGAGCAGCGACTCGGCTGAGAACTGGTCAAGCAGGAACAGAGGCGTTGGATAGGTCCGTAGCACATTGATGAACCGCGGAGCGTTGTAGTCGTCGGTCCAGAACAGCATGCCCTCGCTGTTCGAATCCACCAAGTTCACCCCGGTGATGACGTACAGCGGATTGAAGTTCAGGGTCGTGTTCACGCCGCCACCATCGTCGATGCTCACGACGTGGTATGTCAGGACGTTCGTCTGCACGTTGAACGACACAATCATGTCGAGCTTCCCGGTGGCCCCAAGGGAGAAAGACGGGTCATGCACGAACCAGTAGATGGTCTCGTTCGCCCCGTCCTCGTATGACCCGATTGTCCGGGCGTTCGCGCTCAGGGCGGTCCCATCGACGTACTGGATTTGAGTGAGCTGCTCGTTGCCCTTTGAGTTCTCAAGCGCACCGATGTCGCTGCCCTCGGAAGAGCCAAGCCTGCAGTTGAGCGCATGGATATACTCACCATCTGGGATGATGCGCGTATCCAACGCCTTGTTCATCTTGCCGGCAATGAAATTCCTTGAAAGATTCGCCATGTCACTTAATCCATTTGTCGCGTCCCCTGAGGCTCATCAGCAACCGGCCCGGGTGAATGTTCCCAATGCGTATCTTGGCGTTCCTGAGAAGGGCTCCCTTTTCCTTGCGGGCCCGGGACACCACATACTCCTGAACACCAACCTTGTGATTGATGATTTCGTACTCGATGTATGCGTAGACGTATTTTTCGAACAACTTATTCACAGCCACCTTTGAATCGTCTCCGCTTTCCATTCCGTCGGAAATGTATTCCAAGATACACAGCTCTCCTGACATGTCGGAGCTGAAGTTGATGACACCGGCCTTGCTGTCGATTCTGAACGTCTGGTTGCGGTTCGCAGTCTCGGTCTCGAGACCAAAACGCCTGCCGATTCCGTAGTCGAAATACCATGACCCGTCAACAAACCACCCCCACTGCCCGTCGAACTGGTTGCCCGGATTGAGGTACTGGCTCTTCAGCGTTCCCTTGATTCGGTCGTAGTCGATTGTAGAATGCTGCGGCTGCAGGATGTCCCCGTTCTGGTCGAACAAGATGTTGCAGTTGTTGTCCTGAAGGTATGCGTTCGAAGAGATTGCCTGAATGTTCTCCGTCATGGGCCTGAGGACCCCGTCCCTGTAGACAGAGATGCGTACCCAGTTGACGTAGTCATGGGGAAGCACAAACCGGAGCGTGTCGCACACGCTCAACTCGAGAACCTTGACCTCTTTGAATGCGTCATAGTTCAGTTCCTGAATCGCACGCTTCGCATGGAACAGGACTTTGAACCGGTCCTCGTTGTTCACGAGCGAGTGGTTGCCGGCATACATCAGCATGAAGTTGTTCACGATGTCATGCAGGCTCACAAACTGGTAGGACCCCCAGTTGCTCTGGTCATTGTAGTACTGGAACGCTGAAAGGTATGCCATTATTGCTCAGGTTGTTGTTGTTGACTGGCCTCGCGCTCTTCAATCTTCGCGTAGGTGTAAACCTCGTTCTCGCGGATGGAAATCCCTGCGTACTGGAGAATCTTCACCACAAGGGTGACCTCGTCCTCGATGGGGACCTCAAAATCCTGATAGTCCGGCTGGCTCTGGTCGAAGGACGGCTCTCCGTTGGTGAGCGTAACGTAGGTCCATTTCGGGTCTTTCGGATACCTCAGGTACTGCGCCTGCACCCGGCCATTCGACCGGATGGTGGACGGGAACACGCTCATCAAGAGCTCCTCCTGAGAGTAGGCCGGGTAGTAAGTGTTCGGCTTCGTCAGGTTCGACATGTTCAGCATCGTGATTTTGCTGTGTGACACCTTCTCGGCCTCCCTCGCATCGTCCGCGTCATAGACCGCATACCCCTCAGGGAATGCAGTGAAGATGTCGGCAGACAGCTGAATCGTCGTCTCGCTTATGACGTTGGTCACGATGGCTTCAACGTCCGTGGCCGTGTTGACCACGATATCCCCCTCGGTGACACCATTCGTGATGAACAAAGCGGTCGAGTCGAACAGAGAGTTGATGACGTTGCCTGAGCTCGTTCCGGCCTGCAACACGGTGCTGTAGCACAACACCTTGTTAATCAGGTAGTAGTCGTCATTGGTTGTGACCTGACTGGGCAGGAAGAACTTGTTCGCAGTGTCACGAAGCAGGAACTTGGTGACAGAAAAGACATCCATGGCCTCCTCAATCCCCTTCTTCTCATCGGCATATCCTGTTCCGGACCTCCGGATGTTTGCCCTGTTGATGGCCTTGTTGTACTCGGACATCATCTCGTCAAAGACCTCAAGCTGAGCCTGCTTGGCAAACAGGTTGAAGTCTGACGGGGAGATGTACCCGTAGTTGTTCTTGTTCAGAACGGCCAGCACAGTATTACGAACTGAATTTATCATCCCGGCTCATTTTTGACAAAGGTAACAAAAAAACAGGGGTTGTCTCCAACCCCTGCGTTTCCAATCCAATCTATATTAAGCCTTTCGGCAACCTGTCACTCGGAAGCCAAATGGTGCTTCAGCATTTTCAGTGATTCGATTCCCTCGTCGGTCTTGAGGTACATCGAGATGAGCTCGTAGACATCCTCTCCGAACGGCACGGCAAGCATCTTTTTCTTGTTCGTTGGCGTGTTGTACCACACCTCCTTGCCGTTGTTCTTGTGGATGAGAAGGCCCTTGTCGAAGAAGAGACGAATCTCTGACTTCAGCTCGAGGGCCGGGTCGCTCAGCGCGGCAAGGAAGCGGTGAGGGCTGTTCTTGGCGAACACCAAGATGTCGCGTCGTAGCTCTGATGTTGTGACACGGCTTGTGTCCCGGTTGAACAGCACGCGACCGATACGCTCGACCTCGTGGAGGCTGAGCTCCTTTGCCTTGATGAGCGCATCAACTTCCCAGTTGATTTTCTCGAGCTGCGCAGCTGCGTCCTTCTCCGTGTTGACCTCTTCAAACACAATCCCGTTCTGGGGATGGTAGTGAAGGAAGGCCTGAAGGACTGGATTTGTTTTTGGAACGCTCAGGAAGCCGTTCTCAAAGATTACAGGCTCGAGGATTGCGTTTCCATCCTGCTCGTCCTCGAACGGGGAACGCTGGTTGCGTGCGTAGCGAAGTGCGCGGTTGATGTTTTCCTCTTCATCGTAATACAGCAGCGGGACCCGCTTGGTGTTTCTTGATGCAAGGATGAATGAAAGAGGGACCCGGCGTGATTTCAGCTTGTAGGTCTTGGCCCCGTCTGCTTGCTTGTTTGGGCTCTTTTGAACTTTTGCGGATTTCATAAAATTTGATTTTCAGGATTAAAAAATGGGAGGTAACCTTGAAGTTACCTCCCTTTGTTCACTTAATCACTCCGTCATCATGCGCCGTAGCGGAAGAGGAAGAAGTTGTTCGCGCCCAAGGTGCACACGCAACGCTCGGAGAGGAAGTGGATTTCCATCGCGTCGAGGTCGCTTGTCTTTGCACCGCCAGCAGAGCCGGTAATCCACGTCTTGTAACGGCGATTTTCGGTCTCAGAAGCGCGGTAGCGGACGTGCAGGAACGGACGCTTGGCGTTCTTGCCAAGAATCTGGTCGTACACGGTGGTGGAGCCAGCCGGGACCAACAGACCAGTGATGGTGTTGGCTGTGGTGGAACCAGCACCAGCGGCAGGCATCGCGCCACGCATGGTCGGGTCGTTCAGGTACTTCCACTCAGACTTGTAGAAGTCGTAGCCACGGCGGAAACCGCTGAAGCCAAGATTCAACGCCATCTGGGTGTCGTTGTCGAACAAACCGAAGGAAGCTGCGTTTGACGCACCACCACCGGTATTGAAGCCGTTCAACTCAGCCAGCATGTCATCGATGTCGAAGGAGAAGTCGCGGTTCACGAAGATTGCGTTCTCCTCGATTGCGCCTTGGCGGTCGAGACGTGTGACGATGGTGTCGAAGTCGGCCAGCGTCGTCGGGTTACCAGCACCCCACACGTTGCCGCGGTCGTTCACCACATAGAAGACACCTTCAGTTCCCTTGTTTCCAAAAGAAGTGTTGGCGATAACACCGGAGCCGGGTTCGGCTGGAACAGCCTCGAGCATGGCGGTTTCCAAGTAATCGTCAAAGCGGAGACGGGTCTCGTGCTCGGACTTCAAGTACCACAGGTAACCGCTTGCGCCGTTCTCGGTGGTGACTTCAATCCAGCCGATTTGGGCCATGTCGGAGCCGTTGACAGCGTACTTGTCCTTCAGGATGATTGGTGTGTTGTAAAACACCTCAGATTCAGCCTCGAGGGAGCCGGTCATTCCGCCAGTGCCTTTGAGGAATTCGGAGCCGTAAATGAACACGGACACAGTGTCTCCTTGGGCAAATGCCTGACCACCAGCTTCGTAGTATGCGACATCGAATGTACCCAATGCCGTGTCAACAGCTGTCACAAGGGCGTGGTTGCCTTCTCCTGTCGTGTTCTGGGAGATGAGGACAGTCTGGCCCGGGCGGATTGCCATGGTCGATGTCAAGCCGTTGATTGTGAAAGAAGCCGTGTCTGTTGGAGCCACGGTGTCAGCCGTCACGTCATTGTACTTGATGTGCAGACGACCCTGCTCTGCCCAGCGAATAGCGTCAGAGACTGACGGCAATTCAGCTCCGACCATGCGGAGGAAAGACGAAACGCTGCGATTCCCGTAACGCTCGAATTCCTTCTCATAGGTATCGGGGAGATACTTCTGGAAGAAGTCGAAGTCGTTGTTCGGGTCAAGGTAGTTCGTCGAAAGTGGAATCTGCTCAGCACTCGGCTGAAGCTGATAAGTAGGAGTTCCTAATACTGCCATTGTAGTTGTTCTCGGTTAATGTCACACTTTTTTTGCGCTCCGGATTTTCAACCCTCTCCCGTGGGACGGATTGACTTCCCGGATTTGAACCCCGCCCTTGTTGATGAATTGAGGGGTCTGACGCTCAGACATGTTGATGTTCTTGATTTTTCGGTCAAGGCCATCAGCAGCATCGGCCATTCCCTGCTCATAAAAGAACTGGGCGAATTTTTCAGGGTTCATCGCAACAGATAAC